GGCTCGTGATAAGTTGTTAGATGCTACAGAAGAAGTATCAGATAAAGTATCTGTACCGAATATGGTAAAAGCGTTGCAACATTATGTATGCGAGTTAGCTTTTGATACTGCACCAAATCATTTGATAGCAGTACATTTATTACATCAGATTATCAATTATCACCTTACAGAAATATTAGATGAACAATTGGAGGAGAGTAAAAATGGAGATAACTAAAAAATATGTAAACCATTATAAACAACTAATCGGTCATACAATCAAAGAATTTTTCGTTGATAATAATGACCAAGATATAGAACCTTTTCCAATTTTGATTACAGAGTACAACGGCAAAGAATATCAAGTTGTAGTGTGTCAAGATGCTGAAGGCAATGGAGGGGGATTCCTAGATATTAATCCTATAACAATGGAGTTAAAAAATGGTTAAGTATTATAACAAAAGAATAAAAGTAATAGATCAAGAAATATATGGAAAGTGTATTGTTG